TTGTACGCAAAAGATGATTTTAATGATGAAACATATGTAGTTTATTTTTTGAAATATTTCTTTCAAGAAGTTTATCCCGAAAATAGGTGGAAAGAACCCCATAGTAATATAGATTTTCTATTGTCAGAGCTAAAAATTTTAGAAAACAATTTTTGTTCGTATTTAAAAGAAGCTGTTAAGAAAACTCAGAATTATAACGGAAAATCATTTAAACTCTTACGAAGCATCTTGGGCGTTAAAGACGATAATTTAAAAAATCTCACAATTAGATTGTTGTCTTTCAATTATACAACGCCTAACTTTAACCATAATAAGTATTTTGGAGAACTGATCATTTCTAATATTCACGGTACTTTGAATACTAATGATATTATTTTTGGTATTGACCAAACAGGTATTCAACCTACGGATATCTCATATCCATTCACAAAAACTTACCGTCAATTAACAGATATAAATTTGAGTAACAAACAGAAAAATATTTTACCAAAACCACAAAGTATAAATAATATCTATTTTTATGGACACTCCCTAAGTTCTTTAGATTATTCATACTTCCAATCAATATTTGACTACTACGATATCTATTCTTCTAATGTGAGATTATTTTTTTGTTATAAGACATTCGATAATAAGACTAATTTACAATTACAAAAAGAAATAGCCAATTTAGCCATCAAACTATTAACATCTTATAGTAATTCCATTGAAAATTTAGAGCATAGGTGTCAAGGGCCATAATAAAATGTTGGTTTTGGGCCATTGAAATTGTAGGTAGTTTTCTCTTTATCGTTTCGTTTCTTTTCCTTTCGTTTCACTATAACTTTTCATTCGATAGGAAGGTCCTGTAATTTGAATAATTTTAGAATGATGGACCAATCGGTCCAATAAAGCATTAGTCAATTTCTTATTACCAAAAATTTCGGACCATTGAGACAGAGGAATATTCGTTGTAATAATCGTTGATTTTCTTTCGTATCGCATATTAATTAGTTGAAACAGTAAGTTAGATCCTTCTTTTGAGAAGGGGAGATACCCGACTTCATCAATAATTAATACAGAATAGCTCGCATATTTTTTGAGCATGGTATCACTTGTCCCACGTTTATGTGCCCGGATAAGTCGATTAACCAGTTCTGTACTAGTGATAAATAAACAGCTCTGCCCTCTATCAATACACTCTAAACCAATTGAAACGGCTAAATGGGTTTTTCCAACACCGCTATTTCCAATGAATAAAAGGTTGTCATACGTGTCTAAAAAGCGTAATGTCACTAAATCTTGAATTTCACTTTTTTTGATTTTGGGTTGAAAATCAAAGTTAAAATCATGAAGGCGTTTATGATAGGGAAACATTGCCCGTTTTAAAATTTTTCTTTGGGTCTCCTTTCTACGATAGCTAATTTCTTGATGTGTTAATTCAAATAAAGAATCAACTAGAGATTGTTCATTTTTAGCTACTTCATCTAAATGGGCAGGTAAAATTTCTTTGATACAGGTAAGATTTAAATCTGATAATTGATTTAATAACTGATGGTAATTTGACATATGAGCCTCCTTATAATTCATCGTAAGCATCTAAATTTTCTTCTACAAAGCGCTCCAACTCTTCGTCTTCTAAGTATTTGAAGACATCAGATCGAAGAATCTCAAGAGAGTCATCACGTTGATAATTTAAGGTTTTTTTGCTTAATGGGTGCGAGCGAATACATTGATGGCCATACCAAATGAATAGACTGTCCTTACGGACATCTAAAGTTACCTCTTTACCAATATATTTCACGGGAACAGAATACTTTGAGTTTTGATATTGGACCATGGATTCAATGGAAACTTTTCTAATTACGTGTTGGGTTCTAGAAACATATCTGACTAATTCTAAACGATTGAAAGGACGCAACACCGATTGTTCATCTATAAGAAGCTTAGAGGGATGATTATTCACTGCTTGAGAACGTTCATTATTTAAGTCATTCATAAACTCATAGACGATTCGTTTTAGCTCCTGCTCATTTTCAAACTCGTAGTTAAAGACCAATAAGCGGTTAACAGTACGAGCTAAAGCTTCAACTTTGCCTTTGGTTTGTGGACGAAAAGGGCGACAAGCAATCGGATTGAATCCAGCATCTTTAGCAAATTGACGAAATTTTTCGTTAAAAACGGTTTGACTAAATTGGCTTTTACTTCTATCAACAACTGTTTTCATATTGTCAAACCAAATTTCTTGAGGAACACCATTCCCGCAGTACTCAAACGCATTGACCAAACAATTGAAGACATTCGCTTGGGTTCGATCAAAGGTTACCTCTAAGTATTTCATGCGAGAATAGCCTAGAATATATAGAAAAAGATTGAAGTAAAAGACTTCACCATGTTTACTCACCATCTTAATATTTTCTTTCCAATCGACTTGAGCAGAAAGACCTGGCGTCGTTTCAATTCGAATGGTTGCTTTTTTTACACGCTTTTCTCGATAGTTCCGACAATATCGTTTGACGGTGGTATAGCCACCTTGATATCCTTTTTTCTTAATAAAATAATAAATTGAAGAAGCGGAACAGCTTAACTCCATTTTATCTTTAATAATTTCTTCAAAACCGCTTAATAAAAGAGGAGCAGAAGATTGTCTCTTTTTGATCTGTTCTACTTCCCCTTTAGTTCCAGCTTCATAGTAACGCTTGACTGTTCGGTAATCACAATTATATTGCTTGGCCATGGCTGCATAGTTAGGTTGAATATCGTTCATAATGTGTCGTAAGACTCCTTCTAAGACATCTTTTCGCATGAGTCACTCTCCTTGAATGGTTTCATGAAAAAGAATATCAGATTTTAAATCTAACCTACATTTTTGATGGCCCTTTTCCTACATTTTATCGTGGCCCTTTACATCTTAGTAACATAAGGGTACTCAATCGAATACATAGGGTAAGTTAACTTACTGCTGGCTGTACTTATAATTAAAATTAAAGGACTGTCTTGTTGTCCCATACTCGACTCAATAACGTCCATCATTTCAGTAGTACGGCTTAACGCATATTCATCAAAAACACCCAAGAGCGTGTCAAGTCCGTCTAATGTGTCGGCGTCTGAACTCAAAGGCGATATAAAGCTGTCGTCCTCTGTTTTTATTTCTGTCTGCAATATCTTTGTAAACTTTTTGATACCCTTACTTTGCGCCCTAATCGCCTTCAGTTGCTTCTTAACCATGTTGAAAACGATCTTTGCCTGATCACGCTTATTTGCGGTTGTATAGATTTGGCGTGACTCTTTAGGCGAACGTTCGTAGAGAAGCATGAATAGAGCTACGCCAGCGCTAATTAAACTCTTGCCTTGCTTACGTGCCAGCGATATATAAACCTTTCTAAATCGTCTGTAACCTGTATCTTTATTTACCCAACCAAAGATAAGCTGGATAATAAACTTCTGAAAGAGTGCCATTCCGTTAACTTTGCCACTTTTAGGGTCTGGTAACGATCCAATAAAGATAATAGGCAACCTAGTTTTTTCTAGGTCAAATTCATAAGGGTAGTCTTCAGACTGGCTTTTAATTAAGTCTCTCTTGTGTCTATCTATAGCTTTTTGTATTTTATTCCCAACGATAATACGACCGCTTTCTACAGCTTCTATATACTCTTGTACGTAGTCGTTCATAACTGTCCTTCAGCTTCTTTCAGCATTTGTGCAAATAGGTCGCTCTCGTTGTCTGCTTCAGTCGTTGGGTTCTTAATTCTCATACGTGAGTCGATAGTTAAACCTAGCTGGCTTGCTAGTGATTTAAGTTCTTTATTGGCTCCATTCAAGACGTCAATTATTGGGTTCTTGCGTCCGTCGATCGTCAAAGGTTCAACTTGCATTTGTTCCCTGGCACGTTCACTTACTGATACATAGACACAATAGTTTACAACGATCGCTCTATCTAATTCGCTAATAGGTAGGTTGCGTGTGTCCACAATTAAACCTAGCCTTTTCCATTCTGCTTTTGCGAGTTTGTCTAGCTTCTTGGGTACCTTTGAGAAGTCCAAAGGCTCGAACGTAAATAAAACTTCTTCTTGTTGTTGCTTCTCTTCTAACTCGTCTTTGGTGTAGTGCTTACTTGAAGCCCCACTCAATACTGCTTTTCTTCCCACATAAATCACCTCTTTTGATATTTCTCGCTATTCTTTGTATAGACTTTGATAGCCTTGAGAGTTCATAAAGGGAAAATTTTGTGCGGAAAAGGTGACTGCGATTACAGATTATTACGCACCCTACCCCCGTATTTAGTACCCCTAGCCACTTTTAGGCAAAAAAAATAGCCCAACTTTCGTTGGACTACTCACTATTTTGCTTCAGCTTTATATAAATTCCACTCTAATTTAAGTTGTTCTGTATTCATTCCACGTACACCAGGTTCACCAGTAATAGTTTTTTCTTCACCTATAACATAGTCTGACTCTTGAATATCGTTGTCGAACTGTAAACCTTCGCTCTGTATGTCTTGCCAGGTTAAACCCTCACGATACTTACTGGACTCAATTAAAATTAGTTTGCTTTCCCAAACTTCAACTACTGTTCCTGTCCAGGTAGCTTGCTTACCTTTTACCATACTGTCATAAGCTTTTGATTTCTCTGACTCGCTATTATATTTAGTTTCAAAGTCTTCTAAGAACGCTGGGAAGTCGTTTAAATTAGTTGTTAAATCATATAGTTTAGGTTCACTAGAAACTGTAGTGCTACTTTCTGTAACACTTTCTACTGTGGTTTCAGCAGTCTTAGCAGTCTCCGTATCGTCTCCTATTAAACCACCAACTACTCCAATTAAAACAAATGCTGCTAACACAATAAACCAACGTCTCTTATAAATAGGTTTCTTCATTTTTTTATCTCCCTTAACTTTAAGACACTTTGAGTAGAATATTTCTATTATGAGCTAAATACTAAATTTGCTAATCATCAATGACAAAACTTTCAATATCTTCGTTGGTATATAAAGGATCGAAAGTATATTTCTCTTTTGTATCAGATAATTTTACAAAATAACTAGGTATATTATCATTCAGAGAGTTATTCCCTTTAAACCCTGCTAAATAAACTTCTGGGTATCCTTCTGCTTTCAATAAAATGCCAACCGAATCTTCTTTAGCGATAAATGAATAATATCTATAGTTATCAGCTTTAAAAAATAAATCTTTTCCTTTGAAATCGATAGTTTGATATTTTAAGTTTGAGTCGTTTACAATAGCGTGCCTGAAAGTCAATTTTTCTGAATATGGTGGAGAAATTTGAGATTGTCCAAAGTTTTCATTCATTCTATCATCAATACTTTTATTGCTATCTAAGTAAGAATTATAAATCTTTTCATATAACATATCTTCGTAGTACAATTTTAATACATCGCTCATCGTTGGTCGATCATCAATGTTATCAGATGTTTCTAAAGTAACGCTTATATAACCATTTCCATTTTCATTGAAGTTGTTGAAGGTCTTGTACACAGAAGAATCATGGTATGTCTCATTGGTAACCATAAATGCCGATATTCTAGAATCTTGTGTTAATTCAGCATCATGACCAACTTCTATTTCTAGCCAAATTTCATCTCTTAAATCATTTGTAAAATGTTCTGATATAGTTTGCTCTTTTATATCTTCTTCATTAATTCCAACTGACCCATCAGTACTAGATTGATCATGAGAATTAATACTACCAGATGATGTTTCCGATTTATTCTGGCATCCAAAAAGGATAAATAAGGTTAAAATCATCATGCTTATTAAATTAATTTTCTTCAAACAATTCCACTCCTTTTTCATATACTTCTAATAAAAAAATTTTATAGTAATTTTACAATAAATATACCATATTAAAAATAATTATCCATAAATTATTAGCATCAGAACTTTAATTGATTGTTTAATAATGTCTTGGATATTCAAACAATCTAATAGTTACTGTTATCTTTTATATTATTATGCCTAACCATGTTATGACAACCTCTGTTAATCGTCTCTAAGTTGTCCATATCTAGCCTATGTTCCCAACCACCAACGTCTCTTAGCTCTATTTTGTGGTGTACTAAATTGCCTTCATGTATTCTGCCTTCACGTAAACACTTCTGGCAAATATAGTTATCTCTACTCAATACCGCTAACCTGGTTTGTCTCCATTCTTTGCTCTTATAAAAGTCTGCTATTTCTTTATTTGTCTTATCGTTTTGCTGCTGTACATTATTTGTGCGCACGTTCTTGTTATAGTCTTTTGCTGACTGTGCTTTATGCGCTGTACAGTAGCGATTGCCTATGTCTACTAACTCACGACAACCGCCATACTCACAACGTCTTCTCATTTAGCCACCTTCTTCTGATACCACTTAGTTGAAGCTTGTCTGCGTGCTTTGATCTCACATATACTGCGACCGTTTATATTTAATTTCTTGTCAGCTGTAAATCTTATATATAATTGCTTCTGACAAATTTTCTGTCTGTTCCTGGTATCATAAGCTATAAATGGTTCATTACATTGCTGGCATAGCTTCCACCGATTGCTGTTATTAACCAAGAAACCTACTGTTACGTTATGTTCGTTCTCAAATTTTTCTATAATCTCTTTAAAAAAAATCTGTTGTCTGAAGCGTTCAAAGTCTTGTTTTAAGTCTTCTTCGTCTACGTAATAGTCTTGTGCGAAAAACTTTACTAAGTAGAGAGCCAACTTATTAGCTAACTCTCTTTGTTTCTCCTTTTCTAAGTCTAAAAATTTATTAATAGTAAACACTCCCCAAGTTGTCGATCTCTGCTATTAGTATGCTTTGGTCTCCATAGAAGACGCTGTTTTTTAGGTCTTGTCTGTAGAACTCGTCTTCTGTTACTGTTTTCTTTCCATAATCTTTTGTTTTATATATATACTTGCTATGTTTAGAAATATTGTCTGTATACTCACGTGGGTCTTCCTTGATCCCAAGAGCGTTGTAAATAAGTGTGTCGCCCAATTCGTAAAGCACTTGAGCCACGTCTGTACACTCAATGTTGAAAATGTTAGCTGTTCTGTACTCTAGTTCGCCCAATAGGGTGGTGAAAGTTAGGGGCGCAACCACGTCTTCATTGAATAAACTGAAACTCTCGCACTCTTGAGACAGTATGATAAGCGCCGACTCTAATAAGTCTATGTACGTTTTATAATTTATGTTTAATAATTGCATTGTCTGCGCTATGTTTAATTCCAAGTTGTAACGAATGAATAGCAGCTTACGTTGGTCGCCTGTGAGATAATCGCTACAAAGTGCGTTATCTAGGTCGAGTAAAATGTATTTAAATTGTGGTTCGTCTTTAATTCTGTGATAGTTCTCAAGAAGTATCTCAATACTTTCTTTGGTGTAATTGATTTCTAGTAAATTATTTGTCATTAAACACCAACTCCCATATATTCAAAACTCCAACCCGATTTACTCTTTCCTTTTGTCTTAACGATTGCTCTCACATTACTAGGGGCGTTATAGCCGTATACAAAATTTGAAGCTTCTTTGACTGAATCAAATTCAATAACTTCGCTGCCATTCGTTGCACGTACTGGCTTTTTAAGCTTTTCTCCTACACGTTTGTTTCTTGTACCATGATTTATATTTTCTTTTTGTGTACACCACTCTAAGTTGACTACACGATTGTCTCTTTTAACTTCGTTGATATGGTTAACTGTCCCCTTGTTTTCTGGGTTAGGAATAAATGCTAAAGCAACTAATCTGTGTACCTGGTACCATTTAAGTTTGCCTTCGTGATCCTTGAGACCAATCTTTATATAGCCGTCTTTGTCTTTAGAACCACTAATAATTTTTGGGTTGCTGGTAACAAAGCTTTTCACACGACCAAGGCTACTAACTTCATATAAGCCTTCATGTCCTGGTACTGGTCGCCACTCTTCTAGTGAGTTAATCTTTCTTGTAAGTTTTACGTATAAAATAATATTTGCTACTAAATTTTGCATAATTGTCATTCTCCTTAGTTTTAATTGTTGATTTAAAGCCTGTTTCGTGGTATGCTATTAATAGGGAAGTCCAGACCTATTTTTCGTTTTTTAAAATAAAATCAGCGATCCTTTTTTCTAACTCCTGTGCTTTTAATTCCTCTTCTTCAGCTACTTCATTTATCCTTTTCATACTCTCCATGAAGTCTTTCTTTAACTGTCTTTGTAGTCTCCATTTAGTAATTAATTTTTTCATATTACTGCACCCTCTCTGAATAGTTTTAAAAATTGTCTAAAGCCTTCTTCACCAAATACTTTAATCATGCGATCATAACGCTGCTCGTCCTCGAAGTAATCAAGGACTATTACCCTATCTAAGTCAGTTGGCGCAAAATCTTCGCCAAACTCTTCTTTTAGTAGCCGTCTGGCTCGACTGATTAATTGCTTAGTGTTGTTGCGCTTGTTCTTAATGATTTTTTGTTTGTTCATTACCTCTTCACTCCTAATAAATTTAGTAGAATACTTATTACACTTTTTTGTCACGCTATTAAACTAAATACTTCAATCTTTCTTTTTACCTCTGAAGCGTCGAGACCATTACTTTCAAGACGTTTATTTACTTTATTCATGCTATTTAAAGTTTCATTTGCTTTGGCAACAAATTTACTTTCAGACTCATTTTCTTCTAGCGATCCAAAGCAATAGGAATCTAAAAAAGAAGTCATAAATGCACTAAATTCTTTCTTACTCATTAATACTGAAACTAAGCCACTATTTAATACGTCGATTTGACCTTTTTCAAAACGTTCTTGCTGCGACCATGCTGAATCTTTCATACGGTTGTAAAAGTTTAGCTTACATTTAACTTGGTTGCCTTCAGCACTGGCAAAGTGTTTATTGTCTGTAAAATTAAGTAACTCAAAGGCATATCTATAGCCCAATTCTTCGTAGCAAGCTTTGTCAGCCATTCTTTTAACTCTATGGTATAAAATACCCTTCTCCTTTAAATCGTCTTCTACACGCTTTCTGAAGGCTTTATATTCAATGTATTCAAACTCATTTAGGTCTTCACCGTTGCTATCTTTGTAAGTGCTAAAGTATTGTGCTTCTTCTAAAACCTTATCTAACACACCTGTTAGTTGTCTGATTCTGTATTTAAAGAACTTATATTCTAAGGTATAGTAAGCACCTCTAATCTTATATGCTTGCTTTTCCAGCAAACTTTCTGGTTCAAACATATCGTTATAAGTTTGTATAGTTTCTAAGTCTTCGTTATTGAAAAATGCCTTTCTAATATGATTTATTATCTCTTTTTCTTTCTTGTTTAGCCCAAGAGAGCGGTAAATAATAGTTTGTTTAGTTAATGGTTGGGCGCCAATTTTGTATATATAGCTTTTAAATAAATTAATTTCGTCTGTCCAGTCGATTGAAGGGCGCCCATTATTTGCATACGGTTTATACTCTAACTTTGTCTCTCTTGGGTCTTTTAGAATGAACCTTGCTTCTCTACCTTTTTTCCCTGGGACATATTCCACAATTTTATATCTAAGTTCTAATTGCTTGATTACTGAAGCCTTTGTTTTAGTTTGTAACTTTCCAGCTTTTAATATTGAATCTATGGTTCTTTGTTCTAATATATTTAATTCTAGTAACTCTGATAAAGTAACATTCATTTATATATCTCCTTTCCTATTGGTGTACCTATTTATTTCTCTATTAATACTTTTTATAAAACATATAGGGAATTTAATAGGTACATCAATAATTATTAAGTACCCAAATACTTTGTAAAAAATAACTTGTATGAGCGAACGCGAGTATAAGTTATTTTTTAGGCGGTCGAGTATTGCGCAAGCTAACTTGTTAGCGTAGCAATACCGAACGTGAGTCTCTTGAACTTGACCTTAATAATTCTTACTCTTTAAAAATAAGTCAATTTTATTTAAGTAACTTTCAGAGTAATTGATACTACCTTTAACCCACTTTGTAAAATGCTGATAGTTTACATTTAATTCTTTTGCTACTACCTTTAGTTCTGGATAATAGTTTTCTTCTCTCCACTTATTGAAGCGTTTTCTAACTTCGCTATTCATTTAAACCCCTTCCTTCTACACAACTAGAGTTGTGTCTTTAGTGTAAAAAAATAAATTTCTTGTTCTTTTATAATGACATTATAACATAATATTCACTTTTTGTCAAGTTCGGTACCACCAAACAAGCTATTTGTCAACCCAAAACACTTAATTTATTAAGAAAACCTTTAGATAATAGTGCTTTGGGCGACATATATTTTATTAAAGCCCCATTTTGTAGTCTACAACTGCTCTATATTGACTGTTATACTCTTCTAATAGTCGTTGAAGTGTCTGTAACTGTTTCAATTCAATAAACTCCTCACCTGTTAGTTGACCTTTCATTTGCTTATTGATTAGTTTCTCATATTTTTCTGTAATGTAAGTAACTACTTCTTTGATTTCCATTATTATCCTCTCCCCTTCATTGTTAGTGAAAACTGGGATATATAAATTATTCATTTTTGTCCTAAAACTCAATTCTGCTTAAAAAGTAATATCGACCAATTAGAACAGCTTCAGCTTCGTCTTGGGTAACTTTGATATTAAATACTTCAGCAACCTTTTCTTGTGCTAGTTTTTTGTAGGTGGCTCTGTTTGTAGCTCTAATATCATTTTTAGCTCGCCAGCGTTGAACGTGAACGATCTCGTATTTAATACCTCTCTCTTCTAGTGCGACCTGTAAAACGCCTAATAATGCTGATAGCAGCTTGAACGTCTGAGCATTTCTTTGTTGCTGCGTGTCCTCTAGTAATACAAATACTGGCTCATACGCTTCTAACAACTCTACTAATTTATCCTTATTTCCTAAAAGTGTACCACCAGAATATTTTCCAGTTGCTACCAATTCCTTTGTTTCTTTGTTATACACCGAATAGCCTGTAGTCCCACTTAGTGCTTGATCTAAAGCTAATATAGTTTTCATACTGAACTACCCCCTTCGTAGTTAGTACAAATACTGATAAGTAAATGAACAAAAATTGACCAAAGCACTAAACGGACAAAAAATTATAATTCACGTTTTTGAGTTTTTAAGTAAATTGTAAGAGAGAAAGGAAAAGTTTAATCCGCCGATCATACTCCCACCTACTGTGCCAGCCACCCTTTACGGTAGACCTCCAAAACCAGTCGGTCTACCTAGCGAAAACTTCGCCCCCCGCTTTTGCTAACAAAAAAAAGAAACCAACATTTCCTAGTTGATTTCTTTTTACATTAACTCACTATTCTACGTCCGCTTCTTGTTGTACTACGATTTCTTTGTATCTTTTCAAATCATTTATTGTTTCTCTTTTAATCTCATTAACAAGATGCGGTTTTCCATCGTCATTTTTCAATGAATACTCAAATCTTGCTATCATTCTATCGATGGTAGCTGGCAATCCAATCCTATTGTTATTATCGTCTTTATGCTGATCGTTAATTTCATCTACTATGTCTTTCCCTAGCCTTGCTTGCACTTGCATTAGTTCTTCGTGGAGTTCTTCATCATAAAAACCCATTTGAGATACCTTCTTCCGTTTAATTAATTACTAACAACATAATAATACTATCATATAGTTATCGTGTCTATAAGCTTTAAAACATTCACTATATAAATCAGCTAACTAAAGCGTAATTTTGTAAGCCAAGAACATATCAAAACGCCTTAAAACGCAAAATAGAGCCTTTAAACGCTATTCTATGATTTTGCTGGGCTAATTTTGGGCAAACTCCACCCTAGAAAAAGGGTAAATGTTTTTTGGTATAAACATCAGCTGTCTTTTACTCGCATATCGCCCTTGAAACTCGATTTGATTAGTTTGAGGTTGTTGCTAGTCTTTAACTAGTCTGTTTAGTCAGTCGGTCAAACTCTTATAAACACCGAATATAATCAAATACAAGAAAAACAGCCACCGCACTGATGTGCCGATAGCTCCGCCCCTACCCTTTCTTGGCTGTGGTGGTAGTCACCAATTGACGTACTGAGTGCGCAACTACTCTTTCACGTACACATTTATTGAGTCGGCTGTATAGAACCACTAGTTTTAGCACATAGTCATAGTGCAAACTTGAAAGAGACACAAAAAACAAGTATAATTAGCCATGTATTAGTGTTTTGGCTGTCCACTATTTCCAGTAGTGGGTGGCTCTTTTTTTTATTCAATTGTGTGTTGAGGGTTAGCGTAGATTTTTATTTAGATTCAATAATGGACTATATTCAAGTCCTTGTTCAGCAATTTTTGCATTTGGCAATGTTCTCAGATAATTTTCTGTTGTTCTCAAACTAGTGTGTCCAAGTAAGCGTTGAATGGTAACTATATTTGCACCATTCTCAACCATCTTTTGAGTAAAGTAATGTCTGAACGTATGTGGCGAATGTCTTATTTTAAGGTCACATTTAGCATACTTAGCTAAATTCTGAATATCTCTTTGCGCCATGTCAGCAGAAAGTTGTCTTCCTTTGTCATTGAGAAAAACAAAGTTTTCTTGTTGGTGGCTTTCCCATTCTGAAAAGTAATTTTCTTTGGCTCTCTCATATTTGATTTTTTGCTTTAAAGCTATTGATGAAACAAATACAATCCTATCTTTTCCGCCTTTTCCATTTCTGATATAGATTGTGTCTTTAGAGAAATGGTCTTCTCTTAGATTTCTCAATTCAGCTAGTCGCATACCAGTATCAATAAAAAGCATAATCATGAACAAAATTCTTTCATCTACAAATAATTTTCTCTTACCTCTCGTTTTAGACATCTTTCTGCGTGTGTTTCTGATTTCATTTTTTTGATAATCGAGCATCTTTTGTATGTCTTCATCCGACCACGGAAAAACTAAAACCTCTCCCTCTTTCATCTTAGGTACCCTCAACATAGGATTTTTAAAGTATTCGATGTATTCTTCACACTCAATATAAGTGAAATATGCTTTGATAGATTTACGATATATATTCACATATGATGGTTTATTACCTCTGTCAAAAATACTGACCAAGAAAGCTTTTATGTGATTTGGTCTGATTTCATCAACATAGTTAATATCAAAGTTGCTGTTGATGTATTTTAAAAATCTTCCTACAAAATCTTGATTTCTCTTAATAGTTCCCTTGGTTAATCCTCTAGACTTTTCAGATAATTCAAGTTCTTTCAAAGCTGTAAATATATCTATTTTGTACAA